TTAGCGTCTTTCTGGTTGGTTAGTTCGGGTAACTCTTTGGTGGGCATGAATTGCCCGCGTGTATTACGTAAGGCGTCATCAGGCTCCAGCCCGACCATGCTGGTAGTAACCTCACCAGCCTCACCCACAACAGGGAAATCGGCGCGCACGTTCGCACCACCCTTAATCCCAACGACTTCCATGCCCTCGGTATCGGTAATCTTATTGAAGTCCGAAAACTTCTTAGTCGTTGCCTCGCGTACTGAACCCTCCGCCTTAACGAAGAGTTTAGGTAGCCAGTCTGGGATCAATGATTTCAATCTATTTCTCCGGGGCTAGGAACTTCTCGCCACTCTCTTCGGTCATCACATTGCCAGCCTCAGTGGCCAGCATGGAGATGGGCGGGTCGTTCGGATCGGGAGGGCTGAGGTTCTTCAACTCCTCCATATTTATGTAGGTTCCGGTGGTGTGCCATGTCTTGCCGCCGCCTGCCTTGACGCCAGTAACACCACGGTTCCTTGTCCTGTGCATAATCAGTGGCATATCAGATCCTAAAGTTATCGTTAAGCATGAACGGCTTAATGTCTTCCTCTTGGAAGAAGCTAGCGAACTCGCGCTGTTGATCCTTAGCGCTGAGTTGCAGGAATCCTTTGTAACGTCCATCGTGGGAGCGCCCGTCGTTGGCCGCGCTAAACACTTCGATGGGAATGGTCGCAACCATTCGGAAGCCATCCATATCTCTGGTGCCGCCGTCGTTGCGTACTGCCTGAGCCAACTCAGCTACTGCGTCATAGTTTGCCGCGTACTTGCGGACATACATCTTGTCTTCGTGGGCCGAGTGCTTCCACTCAACTCCAGTCCCGTTATCAACGTAGTGTAGGTCGCTCATCCTTGATCCTTGAATTTTGGTCGCATGAAAATAGCCCCCAGCCCGAAGGCGTGGGGGCGTTTAGATTTACTCTACTGCTTCCTTAGAGCCGTCAACGCCGGTAATCATGGCGTGGGCCTTTTCTGTATGACAGCGGACGCCCCAATCAACTGATAAATGGCGCTTTTCGGCCAAGCCAGTTTTGGCTAAGGTGTCAGTGCGGTAGCCTTCCAAGTAGGACAGAGATACGTACTCTGGATCCAGCAGGAAGATGTTGTCGCTAGTGCTGGTAACAAGACCAGTGTCAGCGTCAACGGCACCGTTGCCCGGTTGCAGTCGGTTAGGTACTAACTTAACCGTGCCGAAGTCGGAGATAATGACATTAACTGAGGCGAGCGCCTTAGCCTTGTCACCACTCTTACCTTGGTCTGCTTGCAGAGTTGCGATACGTGCAGTCTCGTTGAACATGTAAGTCGAGATGCCAGTGATCACTGAAGGAGTAGACATCAGTACTGATACCTCACCACCTTCCTCATACACGGACTGGATAGCGTCCTTGATGCACTTAAACGACACAGGAGCCGCCGCGCCAACCGTAGCCGCCGAAGTCAATCCACTGGTGTAGTTGTATCCACCGGGAGTACCATCAGAGCCGTCAGCATTGAAGACAGAAGTCTCAATCCATGAAGGCAGTCCACCAGTTACGCCTGCAACTGCATCCGTACCAGCCTTAGAGCCTTGGTTGTACAGAGCGGCCGCTTCTACGTCACGTCGGATCTCTTGGTTAGCGCGGGTCAGCCGGTAGGCTAGTTCCTTTGCTCTTCCGATTGTGTCAGAAGCATCGGCTCGGTAAGACACCGCGATCACCTTGTCGGAGATCTGCGAGTGGTTACCTACACGTCCACCAGTGATCGAAACGATATCTCCCGCGTCTTGACCATCAACACGCTGGTTGTTCAGCATGGGAGGGTTAAGTTCATCGAGAACCCAATCGAAACGCTCGTTCTTGTGGCTCGTTTTACCGACCATGTCGGTCAGCGGCAGGGGTATTCTACTGATATCGAAGATCTTATCCATTACATCTTCGTGGATTACTCCTCCGGTCTCGATTGACTTGAGGTTAAAGGCATCCACGTTGCCTTTTGTTGGTGCTAGGCTTGAATTAGCCATTGGTTACTCTCCTAAAAGGAGGCTCGCTACTGCATCTCGTTCCAACATCCTTTTGTTGGCACCTTTCGCGTTTTTAGCGGCCTGCACTAGACTATCGACCTGTGACTTTTTCTTTTGCACAAATCGTCCATTTGCCGCTCGTTGCATCTTGGGAGCCTTCTTCACCTTCTTCTCGGCGACGGTTCTGCCTTGGTCGTACAGCATCGCCTTACGGAGGGTTACCACATGGCGTGACATGGTCACGTCCTGCAATTCCTCATCAGGGAAGCCGTTCTCTCTGGCGTACTGGATGATGTCGTGCATCTCTGCACCCATCTTCTCTTCGTCGTTCCACTCTGGGATGGCTTGGGTCAGCGCTACTCGCTCCTGCGCCAGCGTCTCTTGACGCTCACGCTGGAACTCTTCGTCAGCCTGCTGGTTCTGGAATTGAACCTGCTGGCCTACCGCCTCGCCCATCTGCTGTAGTTCCTGTTGCCTGTACTGGAACTCCTGCTGTTTAGCCGCCCACTCCGCTGGATCGGTAATACGTAGCCGATCCCAGTCGATGGTGTTGAACTCGCCCATCAGCCTTTGCTCTAGTGCGTTTCCAATGTTCTGGATGTACTGGAGCCGCTGGCTGATGTTCTCTGCAACTTGCGTGCGTTCGGACTCGAACGTCTTACGCTCCTCTGCAAGGATCTGGGATTTCTCCTCGTTAGCCTTGTAGTATTGCGTCTGACTGATCGCGTCCTTGAGTGAGACGTGCTCGTCCTTCCCATTGACCTTTAGCTTTACAAAAACGTCACCGTCGTCATCGACGACTAGCTTGTCATTGTCTAGCCCAAGTTCACTGGCCAAGGCTTCGAGACCGCCTACCTCTTCATGGTCGTCTACTGCTTCCTCTAGCTGGGACTCTTCTGTTTCGACTTCGCCGTCTTCTGAGCCTGCTGATTCTGCCTCGACTTCTTCCGAGGTTGCTTCTTCACCGTACTCCACCGGAGTGTCGGTTACGTTATCGGGCTCACCGATCTGGTGTGCCTCTGCTTTGTCGCTTGACACTAATAGCTCAGCGACCTGATCGACTGCACTAGCGCCCGTATCCGTAGAATTAGGGTGGACTGCACCTTCGCTCATATATCATCTCCTTCGTGTTGTTTTTCGGCCAATATGCCGGTGGTGACTAACTCCTGAAGAAAATTCTCTAGGTTAGTTAGCGCGATAGCTTGGCTTCTAATTTCGTAGTCATCCTCTTGATTGCGATCACTACAGAAGGTCTCGAACAGCGCCCACTTGCGTTGCTCGATGTGTTCCTCAATTAGGGACAGTTCTTTCTTTGCTTGCCTGCCCCTTCTCGCTTCCCTTAGCAGTTGCCCGTCCTGAGCCATTCAAACTTTCCTTGTTCGCCTGTAATTCTCTTTCCAACTGCATCTTCGAGTTGGTCTCTAGTTCGGTTAGCTTTAACGCTGTGTCGGTCTTCAGCTTGTCGTAGTCGAACGCCTGCTTGGCCGAATCCTTCGCCGCCTGTAGCGCCGCCTTCATCTGTTCGAGTTCCTGATTGTGCTGTGCCTTCATTGCGTTGATCTGTTCTTTCAACTGCCCGTTCTGCAACGTGGCCTGAGCCTTGGTCTGCTCCGCCGCCGCGACCTGCATCTGTGCCTGTAGCGCCTGCTGTTGCATCTGCAACTGTTGCTCTTGCTGTTGCATCATCTGCTGTTGGGCTTGCTGATCCTGCTGGGCCTTGTTCTGTGCGAACTGCTGACCCTCTTGCGTGTCCGGGTTCATGAAGTACTTCTCGGCCTCACCCAAGTCCGCCAGTTCGACCATGTCGTCCAGCGAGTTGAACAACTGCTTGGTGTCAACCATCACGTTGTCGGGCATCTGCTTGAACTGCATCTGCGTCTGGAAGAGTGCCTGCAACGCCATCAGTTTCTTCTGGCTGTCACCCGCACCGGCACCGACCGTCACCATCATCCGGCTACGCTCGCCCCACGTGCTGGGGTCTACGTTCATCCAGTTACCCTTGAACTTGTAGGGCACCATGCCGTTCTGGAAACGCACCATGAGGTCACGAATCATTTTGTATGCCGGGCGTACCCCGGTCTCGGCGATGCTCCGAACCATGAGGTTAACGAGCATCTCCTTGGCACTCATCATGCGCTCTACGCCGTGAGCCGACTCGTTGTTGACTAGGTTGGACTGGCCAGCCATGTCGGGGCTGACGCCTACCCTCGCCTCCTTCTGTACATCAGCGTACTGGAGTAGCTGTAGCGCCTCACCGCCGAAGAACGTGCCACCCAGTTCGGTGACAGCGTTATGCCCTTTTGCTCTTATAATTCCACCGGGTCGGTTGACCAGAAGGTCGTCAATGTTGACCTGCCCCTCCTGAACCACCTTGATGCGGTTCACTGACTGGTAGAAGCTATCCAGCGTGCTACGTAGCACCGCCGTCTTTATGTCCTGCACCTGCTTGAGCCGCTCGAATACGCTGAGGCCCAGAAACTGGTGTGGCATCGGGGTGGCGCTCATTGCCACGAATGGGATCTCTACGATCTCTTCTATGTCGAGAATCGCATCGATTTCGCTCTCGCCTATACAGGTAACCTTGCAGAGTTCGGATATGCCGTCCCCGTTAATGTCCATAGAGAGGAACGCCTCGGTAACGACGATCAGCTTCTGGCTATCATCGATATCCAAGCCGCTGTGTGTCTCATCGCCTACCGTGCGATCCAGATAGCCCTGCTGGGCGTCCGCGATCACATCGGGGTCATACCCGGCACGTAGTAAGTCGGAGGCCGTCCTGCGAGTAGTGTGTGCAACAAAACGGGCATTGGTCAGGTCGAGACTGTCAGCGTCGTCATTTACACGAAACTCCTCAGCAGGAACGGCCTCGACCATTACTCTACCTTGCCGGGTAATCCGAGCCGCCGTCACCGCAGTGCCGTCTGTCTCAGATCTCTCAATCTCCGTAACCTCGATCATTGGGTCTGCAAGTAGAGCCTGTAGCTGTGGCTCTGATAGCCCGGAGTACCGCTCGACGACCCGCTCAGGGGCGTCGTCGTAAAATATCTTCAGCACGCCTACACCAGTAAGCAATGCGTCCTTTACTGCTTCATACAGGTTAAGAAACCCGTTGTTCTCCTCGCTGAACACGAAGTGCGTGAAATCGGTTTCTAGGTCTGCCTGATCTTCATCCTGAGCCGACATGGGCATGAACTTAACGGACTTGCCCGACAGGCTCTCGATGATATTAGGAATGAGCCACTCAACCGCATCGCTCACATCGGTGGAAACGACCTCAGAGCGCCCCTTGATGCCAGACGGTCTTGGTTCGTGGCCTTCGTAGTAGTCCATAGCTAGGCGCTTGCGGTTGACCCATTCGTCACCCGAGCAATTACTCATCTCATTCGAGATAATCGCCTTTATGTCGTCTTCTTCCATCATACAAAACGGTTCCCGTTTTAGGGGACGCCTCTGGCGTCATATATAGGATTCTCGGTATTCAATAGGCTGTGCCCAACTACCCTGTAGGAAGTCCTGCACCGTGAAGCTATAGGCGAACGCGTCGGCTAGGTTTGGCGAGGGCAGGCTGAGTGGCGGCTTCGCCATCTCGGTCTTGGGCATTATCTGGATCTTCCCGCCCTGGTGTGGC